ACATACAATCCCTCTGCTTCACGGCACTTGAGTAGGTGGACATAGTTAACTCCATAACTTTCCAGCGATGCTCTACCATTTTTATCAGGCTCTAAAAAGTATTTTTCTAAATTTGGATATCTTTCTGGATTTAACTTAGAATACTCTTGTATACCATATTTAGTCGGATTAATCATAATAGCGACATAATCAGCAACTTGAAAAGTAAACTGTGAGTAGTACAAATCTGATGCTGTAGGTTGAGCCATTATACTTTTATCTTGAGCTCTTTTTTGCATCTCTGAATTAGTTTGAGACAACAATATAAATATGACATTTTCATAGGTCATCTTCAAATCATTAATTCTTTCTATAAAGTTCTCAATAATTGTATTTCTTGGCTCACCTTTATCTCCAGAAATAAGAGCAAGGTGGTCAACTGAAATAATCACGCTGGATTTATCTTTGTTTTGCTCCAGGAACTCTTTACAGCCATCATAAAACTTTTTTGGACTAGTCGGTACTTGAGATATAAAAACTCTGTCGTCTTGTAAACTTGAAAAGTATTTATTCGCTTGTTCTTTCTCTTCTTCAGTGAACTCTTCTAAAAGAATTTCTTTTTTTGTTTTAGACTTTATTTTTTTAGACATTCCGCGCAAAACTAAACTCATCACCCTCATTTCGAGTGATATGTTCAAGACTGCAAAATTATTGGCAGTTGGATTTAGGTCTATATTTAAGATATTATCTATCATTTGAGATAATTTATAACTTTTTCCAATTCCAGACCCAGCAGAAAAAACAATAACTGAACCGTTAACTACTGGAAATAAGTCATCAAAGTAAGGTAATCCTGTCTTTACAACCCCTTTTTCTCCAGATTGATACTGCTTTATCTCTTTAAAAGCCTTTACGGTTAAATCTTTAAATTTTTCTATTTGCATCTATTCGTATTTTTCAAAACTGTTATCTAATCTTTCTTTGTTTTTTTGGTAATGATTCCACAACCAACTCTCTTCTAAATCAAAACGTGTAGCGAAGGCGGTTTTAGGGTAGTACCAGATGTATTCAAGTTTTCTACTTCTCTCTTCATTTTCGCGCAAAAAATCTAAAACAAGAGTAATCAAATTATTCTTTTCGATACCGCTCTTAATTCTAAAATCCCTAATATGTCTTTGAGTTTTAGCGCCGTTACCTATTTCTTTATCGGCTTTTAGATAGTAATTTTTCAACCATTCAAACACTGTCTTATCCTCTTCTAAAATAGGTGCTTGTTCTAAATCATTAAGTAAATCTTTTCCCTTTTTACTTAACCTAACATTATGTAAAGGATTATCTCCTTTTCTTCCTTTCACTGTTGTTAATAGTCCAAGAGAGTTTAATCTGTTGAATGTTTGTTCTGTTAGTTCTTCTAAGACTGTCTTTTCTATTTGTTTTGCCGCGGCTAAAAAATAAATATCAGAATTTTCTAAACCGCTGTTCTTAAAAAGCTGAAAGTTTATGTACATTTTTAATTATTTTTTACGTAATCTCCATATTGTTGAGCCATAGCATCTGCAATACCTTGTTTACTTTTAAGTATTTTTGATTCTTTGGCGAAAAATGGAGTATTACATATTTTGCAATTATAATTAGGAACTCTGTTAAATTTTATATCATACTCATAACAAGAGTAAGAGCAAAATTTTTCAGGGTAATTTCTTGTATTAGATACATAATTGGAATTACCACATATTTTACAACATTTTTCCATAATATACTAATTCTGTTGCTTGTTTTGGTATAGTTGCGTTTGGATGTAATTTTTTAATTTTTACTTGCATAATTATATTTTTCTGATTTTTTCGCCAAGGTCAAAATCATTTGGCGTTTTGTTAATTAACTCTTCTAAATCTTTTAACCAATTTGCAATGATGACATTATCGCTTTGTTTGGCTAAAAAAATAATATCGGATAGTGATAAATTACTCATTCTTTACTTTTTATTTGCGGCGTAATATTTAGTAAACCTATTGCTACTAAAAACCCAATTATTACTCATTATTCTACAATTTTAATAAATTTACCACTACTATCTTCTAATCTTGTCAATTCAAATTTGCCGTCTAAAAAAGTTAAAACAGAGTTTAAATCAATCATTGAAAACAAACCATGAAAGGATTGTAAATTTATATTACTTCCACCATTCTCTATAAAATAGCTGTAAAACCATTCAATAGGATATTTTTGGGAGTTTCTTATTTTTATATATTCTTGTTTCATAATTAACTACACTGACAAGTGCCATAAGGATTGCTATTTGAATATGTTGACATAAATTACACCAATTCGTACAGGTCTTTTCTTCGTCTTCTATTATATTAATTTTTCTGTTTCTATTAGTCTTTTTACGGCGATTTTATCCTCAATAGATAACAACCTAAAGAAGTCAAGAAAGTTTAAAACTTCTTTTGAGTATTGTTTCTCTGTTTCTTCCGACAACCTGTCTTCCCAATAATCTCTACTATTTGACATAATAAATAAGTGCTCCTAAGATTATTAAAACTGTTCCTATAATGCTAAACGTTATTTTAGCTCTTTTGATGACTATTTTTCTCTCATCTAAATCTATTTCGCTCATAATTTATCTTTTAAAAATTCGTTTGCTTTCTACTCTGTCAATTCAACTCTACTCACCTTCTCATACTGCAAATATAGATAAGTTTTTGAGATATACAAGCTTTATTTCTAAATTTCTTTAAGGTTTAGTAATTATCCTATGTATTGTTGCTTCTGTTGTTTTTCTATCTCTTGCCCAAGCTTCTTCAAATTGTCCTTGTGCTATTTTATCAGGTATATTTAGAGGTGCTAAGTACTTAATATGTCTTTCATATTCATTTATTATTGATAAAGTTCTCTCTTGGTCAATTCCAAACATTTTATTATAATTAGTTTGTACAATAGGGTCTAACTCTTTAATCAATTGTTTTATAAGCATTTTAACTTTTTGTTTGTTAAAAGGTGTTACTTGCAACCTTTCTAAGTTTTCTACCGACATTTGTAACGTAATGACAGTATCTAATAAAGTCATTGTATCTTCATTCTACATCAGACTAAATTTATATTTTCTTCTTCTATTTGTATTCTACTTAATTTTGATTCTACCACAATAAAACCTGTTTCTTTATACTCATTTATAGCTTCGTCAACTATACTTCTACTTATATTCATAAATTCAGCAACTTTTCTTGCACTTTTTCTTTTTAAGTAGAATTCTATTATTCTCAGTTTTCTTGGGTGATTCTTTTTACATCTTCTTTCAAAATGAGCTCTTGGATTATAAGCCACTATTTCATCCACTTGTTCTTGAGTAAACCTTATTTCTCTGCCAACATATAACCCTTTTATTTTTAGTAAAAAAACTCTTCTGCTTATTGTAGAATAATTTATATTATGTTTTTCAGTTATCTGTCTATAGGTCATTTTTTAAACTTCTTTTCTTGCCGTGTAAAATATTACTTTCGTCCGCCCAAGTTAACAAACATGTTTCACAATTATTTAGCAATTCAAAATCGATGAAAAAATCTTCTTCGGCTAAATCATCTAAACTAAAGCTATAAATAGGTTCTACACCCTCTTCTAAAAGTAATATTAGGTGTTCACTTCCATATCCAATTACTGTTCCTACAACATCATCAGATAGTCTTACTAGTTTGTTTTTATATTTCTCGTAGAGTTTTTTCATTATTTTAAATTTTCTATCTTTTTATAAGTTTCATCTATTAATCTCACACAATCTTCTACATCTTTTGCTTTTTCTAAGCTCTTATCTAAGAATGCTTTTAAACATTGTTGTATTGTTGAATAATAAAAAGGTTCTTCAAAGGTGTAAGTCTCCCCTTTGCTCTTACCATCTTTTCTTGTGCGGATTTCTGAAAACACTAAAGTTGCGCCTTCTCCACTTGTGTCGATTCTAAAATTTTCTGTTATTTTCATAGTTTTTATTTTTTAAGTTTTTCTAGTTCAGCTTTATAAGCCTCTATGAGTTTACCATTCTTTATAATTGTATCAGATATTAAACTTGGATATTGACTAATTGTGCGTTTAACATCATTTTTTAAATGTTCGATTATTATAACTATTTCCTCATGTCTTTCCATATAGTATTTGTTTTAAATTTATCTTCTGCAAATATACAACATTAATCTAAGAAATCAAAAAAACTAAAAGCGGTTGTTATTATTTAAAGTATCTATCAAAAACTGTCTTTATCTCTGTTATTTCTTTTACCGTTTTATCCATAGTTTTCAAAGCTTTATCTACTTTTTCTTTAGTATGAGTAATAGGAATGTAAAACTGTTCTTTTCCTATTTTTAACGGTGGTTTATAATGACTACTTTCTCTTC